CCGCGCTTGACGTTGGCAACCTGCCGCTGCATCAGACGAGCATCCACATGGTGCTCGACGGCTTGTCCAGCTGGTTCCGCTCCATCGACCTGGACAAGGACTCGTTCGTTGTCTGGGGCAACGGCGCTACGTTTGACAACGTCATCCTGGCCTCAGCATACCGCAATGATCGACTGCTCCCCCTCCCTTGGGGCCACCGCGGTGACCGCTGCTACCGCACGTTGAAGAACCTGTTCCCCCACATCAAGTGCCCCGATGTCGGAGTCAAGCACCACGCACTCGACGACGCCAAGGCGCAGGGACTGCATCTCATTGAACTGCTGAGAGCCGCGCGGGGGGATGTCTCGCAGCGGTTCGCCGCCTCCTGACCAGCAGGGCGCAAAAGCACCCCCATGTCAGCAAGGTTCGTGACCATCGCCAAGTTCTCTGCCGAGTCGGGATATACGGAGGACGCGATTCGCACTAAGATCCGCGACGGTGTGTGGATCGAGGGCGAGGTGTGGCGGTACGCACCTGATGGCCGCATCCTTGTGGACATGGAGGGGTACGACAAGTGGGTCATGAGCGGAAGTACGAAGGCGTTCGCCCCGGTTCGGGGTCGTCGATCGAGATCGACTTTCGCTACAACGAGCGCCGCTGCAAAGAGCGCCTCCCCCTTGAGCCCACCCCCGCTAATCTAAAGCGGGCAGCTCTCCATCGCGCCGCCGTCCTGGCGGCCATACGTGACGGGTCGTTCGACTACGCCACGACATTCCCCAAATCAAAGAACGCACAGCGGTTTTCACTGCGGCCGCAGGGCGACAACGGCTACACAGTGGCGCCCTACCTCGACAGCTGGATCAAAGCCAAGGCGCTGGAACTCAAGTCCAGCACGCTGCGTGGCTACGAGAAGGTGATCAACCGGTACTGGATACCAACCATCGGCAAGGATCGGCTGGCAGACCTTCGGCGCCCGCGGATCAAGGAAGTGTGCGCCGGGCTGGATGTCACCAACAAGACACTGGCCAACGCACAGAGCGTGCTGCGCGCGGCCCTCGACGACGCGGTTGAGAACGAGCTGCTGGACGCGAACCCTCTGGCCAACTGGACCTACGCGAAAGCCGGTGCAGTCCAAGAGGACGATGATATCGACCCCTTCACGGCCGCCGAGCAGCGCGCGATCTTAAGCGGGCTCGCCGGTCACGCAAAGAACCTGGTGCAGACAGCGCTCTGGACCGGCATGCGCACCAGTGAACTGGTGGCGTTGGAGTGGCGGGACGTCGACTTCGTGGCCGGTTTGATCCGCGTACGCCGCATCCGGACACAGCACTCCAAGAGCCCAGAGCCACCGAAGACGAAGGCCGGCCGGCGCGACATCAAGATGTTGCCGCCGGCGCGCGGGGCGCTGCAGGCCCAGTACGAACTCACCGGGCACCAAGAGGTGGTGTTCTTCAACCCTGCGTACGGAGAACCCTGGACCGGCGACCAGGCCATCCGCAAGACGATGTGGCAGCCGGCTCTTGAGCGAGCGAAGGTACGGTACCGCTACCCCTACCAGACTCGGCACACCTACGCCTCGATGATGCTCTCCGCCGGCGAGCACCCGATGTGGGTCGCGCAGCAGATGGGCCATGCTGACTGGGGGGTGATCCGCAGAGTGTATGGGCGCTTCATGCCGGAGGCAGCCCCCGACGCCGGGGACCGGGCGTGCAGGATGTTCTGGGTGAACGGTCAACAAATGGTCAACATCGGAGAAAACGCGGCGTCCTGACGCCGTTTTCCGCGGGTTCGATTCCCGCCGCCTCCACCACCATATCCTTATAAATCAGGTACTTACGAAGGCAGGACAGACCAGAAACTGGGGTTAGATGGGGTATATACGGGCCGGATGGTCAACATTTTGGTCAACATCCGGCCCCCAGTTTTCAGTCCGGCACGGTGCCGGTGAACCCTGCCGTGGCCTTGGTCATGGCAACACCCTCGTCAGCCAGGTCCTCCCGCTCGCGCTGTTGCTGCGGCGCCTTCAACAGGGACGAGAGCGGCTGGGGCTTCATGCCGTTGCGTGCCCGCATCTCCTGCAGCTGCCTCCACTCACCACGCAGTTCGGCCATCGTCTCGGTGTCACGGCTACGTGCCGCCTCGGTGTATTGGCGCTTGATACGAGTAGCGTCGGCGCGCATCGTCTGCTCCAGCTCGTACAGTACCCCCGCCTTCCACTGCCGATCAGTCAGCACCGTCGTCGGGAGCCCCACTGCCTGGAAGATCTCGCTCACCACGCCGATCTCATCCGGGGACATGAGCAGGTCGCCCTTGCGGTTGCTGTACCCCTCACCGGCATAACGCATGGCGCGCATGGCATTGGTCAGGCCGTTGGGCACCAGCAGTTCGAGGCCCTTCCAGTAGTCGCCCTGGTTGATATAGTCGACACCGGAGGCCGCGCGGGGTAGCAGGCCGCCGAGGAAGGGACCGGTCGCGGCCATCAGGTAGTTGGTGTAGCTGTCCTTCACGGCAGGCTCGGTGTCTGCATATGGGAACAGCGACAGAACGTTGCCCATGCCCAACCGCTGGCTGACGTCCATGCCAAGCAGTGCCGGCACTCCCCGTGTGAGCAGGATGGCTGCGTCACGGTCGCCCAATGCGCGAGTGAGCACAAGGTCGAGGTCCTTCTCGTCGTCATCACCGAAGGCCGAGAGGATGCCCCACACCACGTTGGCGCCAATCACCCCGGTCAGGCCGGTCATGGTCAGGTAAGTGCCAAGCATCCACGCCAGGCTCCACCGCGCTGCAGTGCGCTCGTCGGGGCTCATGCCGTCGGCGAACGACTGGCGGATGAGCTTGGCCATCAGTCCGAGCTGCACCAGCTGGAACTTGCGGAATTGCCCCATCAACTTGATCGGCAACTGGGTGCTGCCCTGCATGAGGACGCGCGGCGCGCCGGCGGCGGAGTAGTCGCCGTGGGTGTCCAGGATGATCTGGTCGGCGTACTCAGTAGCCAGACCATGGGCTGTCGCAGCGTCGACACCTTGTCCGGTGGCACGTACGTACTCCAGGCGGTAGGCTGCCAGGGCAGTCGCAACCCGGTTAGTCACTTCCACCCGCTGGGGAATCCAGCGCAGCATGCCCATAATCTTATGGCCGGTGTGCCACGACGTCTCGGAGATCTCCCCCATCTCCCGCTCAAGCGTCAGGTCGATGTGCCCGCGGTCGAGCAGTTCCTGCACAGCGTCAGCCTCGCGGCCCACGATCGACTTGAGCTTCCTCGGGTCCAGCGCGCGCCCTTCGAGCGCCGGCATGGTGTCCCGGTAACCCTGCAGTACAGCAGACCAGCTGGCGCCTGCGTTGTGGCGACCGGCCAGCACAGGCAGCGACATCATGAACGGCTGTGTGGCGTTACCGAACCAGTAGGCCGGGTTGGTCAGCAGCATCCACAGCGACGTGGTCGCCATCGCACCGTCCTGGAACGGCGTGGGGCGCGTCTCCATCAACAGCGTGTAGCGGTTGAGCACCTCATTGAGCGCATCGGCCTTCTCGGCTGTGCGGCCAGTGCGTGCCTCCGTGCGCATCTTCTGCAGTGACTCCTGCATCGGGCCGTTCACTTCGAGGGTGGCCAGCATGTGGGCCATGCCGCGCCCCTGGCTCACGAAGGCGCGCATCATGTCTTCGTTGGCGCCGTGGATGTTGCGCCGACGCTGCTGAGTCTGGCGTGCGCTGAGTGAATCGAGCGACGCGACATAGAGGTCCGAGGCGATGCGGCCGAGGATACGCTTGCTGCGCTCGGACAGCTTCTCTCCGTTCGGGCCAGTGACGATGGCTTCCTGCAGCCGCTTGATTGCCTGAAGCGGCAGCTCAGTCGCGCGGGTGCTCTCCGGCTCACGCTCAAAGCCCACAACGTTGCGGTCGGGGAACTCACGCTGCAGCTCGACCGCCTTCTTTTCACGCTCGAACACGGAGTCCACGAACATCACCTGGTAGTGATCCGGGTCAGACTGCATCTCTTCGACACGGGCGCCCTCGCCAGCGGCTTCTGCGTCCATGAACGCCTGCGACCGGACCACCACAGCATGGCGCCCGAACCGCTTGAGCGGGGCGTACGGTCCCGCCAGCATCGTCTTCAGCGCACCGTTCTCGCGCGTGAGTTTCTCCTGCTCCTTCTTGAGCGCAGCGATGCGCTTCTCATCCCCTGCAGCTTCGGCCTCGGCCAGCTGTGTCATGACCTCTGCGCCCTTTGTGCGCAGCAGCACCTGCTCGTACTCCCTCTGTGTCTCATTCCCATAGGCGAACACCTGCTTTACAGCAAGCTGCGCGTCCTCGGACAGTGCATTGAACTGAGCGGCCATTCCCGCATCCACCGGCGCGGAGCGGTCCCACTCCGGCGTGTAGCCCCACTTCTGGTTGAACGTGGACTCGTAGATGAACCGGTTGGCGCGGGCTTGCTCGGCCTGGTCAAGACGGTAGAACCGATCAGCAATTTCCATCACGCGCGCCTCACGGCGGTCACGGACGGTGATCCGGTCCTGCAGCGTACGGAAGAATGAACGCGCAGAGGGCAGCATGGCGCCGATCCGGTCCACCAGCTGGTGGCCGAACAGCAGCGCGTAGTTCGCCTTGCGGGCATAGCCCGCGACAGTGCGACGAGCGGCGGGAACCAGCACTTCCTTGAGCGTGGACTCTACCGCTGTGGCCTGCGCCGGCTTGGAGAACCTCACATACTTGTTGCCGAACGTGCTGATGACACGCTTGAGTCCCGGGGAGATGTCATAGCTGTCCGGGTCTTCGATGAGCGCCTGCAGTGCTTGGTGCGGGTAGTCGAAGCCAAGCAGGTCGTTGTTCTGCAACTCACGCAGCAGACGCCGTGCCTGCGGAGTCAACTCCTCCATCGCTGTCTCGAACGCTTCGCTCGGACTGTATGCCTCGTCGTACACGTCCTGCAGGCGGAAGTACAGGCTGCGGAGAGTGTCCTCTCGCCCATACTTGCTGTTCGTCTCGCGCTCGGACCACGGCGTGGCGGCGAACCTTACTCCTTCGGTGCGTCCTTCTCCGCGCGGTCCATCTCCGCCGACGTCGGCAGTCGGTCGGGCCTCACCCTGCTGTCCACCTGTTCCTTCGGTGCCGGCCCCTTGGACCTGCGTTCCTGCGCCCGCTTCAACGCGGCTTCCAACGCGGGAGTAGTCTGCATACATCGTCTCCACATAAGCGTGCGCCTCCGGCAGCTGCTGCTGCACGAACGCACGGAGTCCCGGGTCAAGGTGCGCAGCCCAGAGCTGGGCAAACACCTCGCTGTTTACAGCTTCAGGGGTGACCGACTCGTCTGCGAGAGGATACCGCAGGAACGAGCGAAGTCGCGTGGTCATGTCCGCCGGGCCGCCGTTGAACCGCTCGCGTACTACATCCACGATCTCCGCCCAAGCCGTATCTCCGGAGTAGTACGCGGAGCCGGCAGCGTCATCGGCGATGTGTGCCGCTTCGTGGTTGATCGTGCGGTTGAGGTCGTCGTCCGTCGCACGCGCCAGGAAGTCCTGGGTCAGAACGAGGCGGTACATGCCGTCGCCTTCCGGTACGACGAACGCATCCGCTCCGGTGTTTTCGCTGAGATACACGCCACTGATCTGGTCGTAGGCATGGCCGGCCGGGCTCACCAGCAGACGCCGCATGGCGTCCAGCACGCGGGGGTAACGCGCGAAGTTCATGTACCGATACGACCAGAGGTTGCCGCCCGCGTCACGCGTCGACAGCTCCATGCCGAAGTACGGCTGGCGGGTGTAGAAGTTGCCCTGCTCCGCCTCGTCGAGCATCTCGACGCCTGCACGATCAAACGCCGCCTGATTGATATCGAGGTTTTCCGCCGCCTGGTCGAGCTTCATCCATCGCTGCTTCTGCTGCGGCCCCCAGGCGCTCCACTCCGGATCACCGGCGCCGCGCCATGCGTCGTACGTCGCCTTCGCGGCGAGCAACGCCCCGCTGTTCTCATCTACCTCACGGGCTGTGAGGTCACTGTTGTCGGCCCTGAACTCCACGAGGTCGGCCGGGTCTTGCGCGGCGCGTTCAAGCGAGCCGAGGTCAGCACCGGCGTTGATAACCTGGAACCCGGTGCTGGTGCCGCCTTCGGTGATGTCCTGCGCGATGCCCAGGTTCGCTGCATCCTGTGCCGTCATGCCGGCGCGGTCCTGGGTCAGTTGACGGATCTGGCTCTCGATCTCGGCGCGCTGTTCATCGGTCAGCCCCTCCTTGGTGTACTGCTCCTGGAGGTCGGCGAGACTTGCAGCGCGGGTAGTATCGGAGGGGACTGCGCTCGCGGGTCTCGCACTGAGGGCTTCGCGTACGGCAGTGGCGTCGAGTCCAAGACGCTGTGCAGTCTCAGCGAGAGCTGCAGCTGCAGCTGTCCGGCGCTTCTGCGCCCACTGTTTGTCGTTCTGCTCGAACTGCGCAGCGATGTCGGCGTCGCGGACCCCCATGGCCGAGAGGCGCAGCACGTCCTGCATCTGCGTCGGCAGCTGCTCGACCATGTACGCGACCTGTTGCTCGGGGTCGAGCCCGGTAACAAAGTTCTGCTCGTCGACGTCGTTCGCTTGGCGGACGGCGTCCATCGCGCCACGTTTCACCCAGTCCATGCGTTCAGCGATGGCGTCCGCGGGGACAGCCCCCTGGTTGATCAGGGCGGCAAGGCGTCCGAGTTCAGCCTCTCGCAGTTTGTTGACCTTCTTGGTCTGCTTGATGCCGTACTGTTCCTTCAGCGTCTCCGCTGGTGGGATCAGGGGGCTTCGCGGGTCGCGCTCGGACGGGGTGCCGTAGAGCCGCGGGAACCCATCGCGTTGCACGGGCGGCTGCGCCTCCGGCACGCGCTCGTAGAGACTCGGCAGGGTGGGGTCGCCGAGTACAGATGTATCTACCTCCGGACGCGGAGGTACGTAAGGGTCGAGCCGCTCGTTCAGTGCAGG